GCGAAGAAAGCCCGCTTGGCTGGCCGGAGCCACCTGAGTCGGGAGTGGGGAAAGCGATTGCGTGAGTTGCGTGAGCGCGTCGTCGAGACTGCCGACGGCATCGGCAAGACCGGTGGCGACGGCATCCGGGCCGAAGAACAGACCCGCTTCCGTGGCGCGCACGGTGTCCGCATCGAGGCCGCGATGGCGCGCGACCGTCTCGACGAACAGGTCATAGATGCGGTCCACCTCGGCCTTGAGGACGACGTGGGCTTCGTTGGAGATCGGTTCGTGCGGGTTGAGGTCGTTCTTGCGTTCGCCCGCGAACACGGCGGTGTAGCGAACGCCGTCCTGGGCGTCCTTCACCGACTGATCGACGTGCATGGCGATGACGCCGATCGAGCCGACGCCTCCGGTTCGCGCGACAAACACGCGGGTGGCGGCTGACGCCAGCGCATAGGCTGCAGAGAACGCCATGTCGTTGGCCACGGCCCAGACGGGCTTCACTTCCGACGCCGCGCGGATGCGGTCAGCCAGATCGAACACGCCGCCCGACTCGCCACCCGGCGAATCGATGTCGAGCAGGATCGCGGCGATCTCAGGGCTGGCCAGCGCCGCATCCAGTTGCGCGGCGATGCCGGTGTAGCTGGCGAGGCCCGATTCGGCTTCGATGCCCGAGGTTCGGCGCACCAGCGTGCCGTGGATCGGGATGACGGCGACCTTGCCGCTCGGAGGCCCGGGCGCGCGGGCCGCAGGCGTGTAACCCACGGGCGCGGCGAGGTCGGCGAGGCCGATGCGCGCACCGAGCACCGAAAGGATGACATCGAGTTTCGGGCGATGGATCGCCAGCGGCACGCCGAACAGGCGCGCCGCCAGATGAGGTAGCACGGTCATGGGAATCCTTGTGGAAGGCGGTCTGGCAGCCGTTCAGGAAGACGTTTGGCTGCCGGTGATGTCCGGCGCGTTGGCGCTGCGGTTGGGTTCGGCGCTGCCGCCGTCTTTGGACGTGTAGCGAGGGTCGGAGTCGAAGATCAAGCCGAGGTCGTCGGCGCGCTGGTTGTCGGCCGCAATCTCGCGGTCGACGTCTTCGGCGTCGTACCCATTGGCCGAGATGGCTTCCGAGCGGCTCATCAGGCCCGCGCGGATGGCCAGCAACATCGCCTTGAATTCCTTCTCCGGATCGACCCACTGCCAGCCCTGGGGAATCCACTTCACCTGCAGGTACTGGCGGCGACGCGCCGTCCCGCCACGCGCGAAGCCCGGCGCTTCGAGCGCACCAGCGAGCACGGCCTGCTTCATCCAGGCGGCCCAGACCGGGCGGCACATCTGATGTACCAGCACGCCGTGCTGCACCATCTCGCACCGACGCCGAAACTCCAGCATCCCGGCTCGGATGGACGAGTAGTTCACGCCCGTCAGATCGCCGGTCAGTTGCTCGTAGGTGATGCCGATGGCTGCGGCGACGGCCCGGAACTGCGTGCGCAGGAACTCGCCATACGAGCCGCCGACGTCGGCCGGGTCGGAGAACTTGATGTCCTCGCCGGGCTCCAGAATCTGCAGTGTTCCCGGCTCCAGCCCGGCCAGCGCGATGCCATCGCTGTCGGCAGCGCCTTCCCCCATCAGGTTGTCCTCTGGGTTCTGGCGGGTCACGAACCCGGCGAACATCGCAGCGGTTTTTTTGCGCACCAACTCGGCGTCGTCATACTGGTCGAGCTCGTTGAGCTTGACCAGGGCCCGCGACAACCACGGCTCACCTCGGATCTGGCCCGGACGCAGCACACGGAACAGGTGGATGATTTCCTTTGCATCGATGCGCACCGTGTCCATGCCACCCTGGCCCGACATCGGGGCCAGTCGCCCGTCTTCGGGGTGCGAGCGGTACAGGTGGTAGGCCACGCGGCGACCGAGGCTGTCGAACTCGATTCCGGAGCGCACCACGTTGCCCGAGGGCAGATCGGTGTTCAGATGGATCGGCAGGTGCTCGGGCTCCAGCAACTGGAGCTGCAGGGGCACCACCAGCCCATCTTCCGGACGGCGTGGCCGCAGGCGGATCAGGCATTCGCCGCCTTCGAGCATCGCGCGGCAGGCCAAGGCTTGCAGGCCGTAGAAGTCGGTCTGCCCGGCGGCGTCGGCCTCCGCCGTCCAGTCGCGCCACAGCGCCTGCACTTCAGCCTTGAACGCCTCGTCGGGCGACAGGCTCTGGGGCTTGATGCCGGTGCCGACCGCGTTGGCGACGAAGGCTTCGATACCGGCCTGCGCCCAGGCATTGCGGCGCACGAGGTCACGGCTCTTGCCACGCAGTTCGGCATTGGTCGCCAGCATTGCCGCGACCGCGCCGGGGTTGCCGGGCATCCACGCCAGCGAGCGACGGCCACGGCCCGCCGCTTCGTGAACCGGAGACTGACCGAAGAGGCTTCGAATCTTGGAATACCAAGCCATCAGAACCCCTTCGAGGTCGTGACCCGGATCTGGCGCGGTGCGCCAGGCAAGAGGCCGGTTTCGGCTGCCTGCTGCAACAGGCCGCGCTTGACCTCGCGAATCGCGGCCTTCAGGTCATCGACCGAGCGGTACTCGACTGTCTTGTCGCCGAAGGTGACGCGGTGTTCGCCCTTGGCGAGCGCGGATTCCAGCGCCTGGAGTTGGACTTCTGTGTAGGCCATCAGCGGTACACCACGAGATTGATTTCGGAGGAGTCGTCGAACGACGCTGCGGTCGTCGCGCAGGAGATGTCGACGTACTGGGCCGTCTTTAGGTCGGAGCTGGCGCGCACGACGGCTACGCGCTGCTGACCGGTGTTGGTGCTGCTGCGGGCGAGCGCCGTCCAGCAGTAGTTCGCATCCGGCATCGCCACGGCGAAATGCACGCGGTACCGGCCCGCCGCCGTGCGCACGACGCTGGCCACATTGCGCGCACTGGCGATCACGACCTGACCGCCCACGTAGCCGAAGCTGACCCACACCCGGGCGAGGCCTGGATGCGTGGCGTCGATCTTGGTCTTGACCTCGAAACCAATGCGCGCCGCCAGTGCGCCAATGCTGGACGCGAGGCTCATCAGGCCAGCGCTCCGTCAAAGATCACGACGAAGTCGGTATCGGTGTTCCCGACATCGCTGGCCGCCACCGCACCGATGTTGGTGCGGGCCTGCAGTTGCTCGGCCACCGTCAGGGTCTGCGCCGCGTCGAAACGCACGCGCAGATTGACTGCGGCCAGAAGCGCATCCAGTCCCGTGGTGCCGTTCTGCAGCAACTGCTGGATTTCCACCAGGGTGTCGTAGGCGGCGTCCGCGCCACCCAAAATGTCGGCCTTGAGCGCGTCGAGCAGCGACACGATCTTGTTCGACGAGTAGGTGCTGGAGGTGGCGATCTGGCTGTCGTCGATGGCGGTGGCGGACAGCACCGCCGCCTTCAGTTCGTTGATCGCCGCGACCAGACTCGACTTGTCGGTGGTGGACAGGCCAGCGAGATTGCCCGCCGTCGCCCGGACGTCGTTGAACTCCTGGGCGACCCGGATGACCAGGCTCTCGATACGGGTGGCAAGACTCATGAAAACTCCTCTGAAAATCAGGACAGCCAGCGGGGATCAGCGAAGCCAGCGGCTTCGGATGACCCGCCGCCGTGATGGGGTTGCAGAAACAGAAAGGCCACCTCGTTGGGTGGCCTCGTCTGGGTCGAATGCTTGAATCGGGGGTGGCTCATCCGGTGGCCGTTCCATCCCGAGTTGGCGCTCCAGTTCGCGCCAGTGGCGTTCCTCGAAGCGATCCAGGCCCGCCGCCGATGCGGCCGCCCGGGCGTACACGTAGCAGTCGAGCGCTTCATTGCGCTCGCGCATCTTTTGCCACTCGCGCACCGGGAAGCCGTTGCGGTCGCGGCGGGTAATCAACTGTTCGGCGCAGAGCTGCTGGATGAACTCGGCGTCGATCTTTGGCAGGTGGACGAACCCCGTCGGGTAGACGGTGGTCACGCCGTCCTCGCTGACGTCCGCGCCCTTGCGCAGGTTGTTGTAGAACTCCAACTTGGCGATGCCGACCGCCACCGAGAACACCTTGATGCCCCGGCGCAGCTTCTTGCCGCCTTGCGAAACATCGATGGCCGTCGGCGTGCCGATCAGGGCTGCGCCGCGCGGCACCCCTTTGACCGGCATCACGCGCGGGTCACGGCAGGCACGCACAAAGGCGTAGGCCTCCTGCGTCGCAAAGCCGGTGTCAAGGGCGAAACGGGCCAGCGGCATCGCCGCGCCCGAGGCGTGCGTCCAGTTTTCGGCAAGCAACTCGGCCAGTCGCTTCCACACTGCGTCGCGGGCGGTGTCGCCCATCAGCACGCGGTGTTCGACCAGCCAGGATTCCTTGCCGCGCCCAAACGCCCAGATCGATGCCTCGATGCGATCCTTCTGCACGTCGGCAGCGCCCACCAGGAGCAATCCACCCGGTGGCACCGTGCCGATCCGGTATTCCTCGCGGCGCTCGACCAGCCGTTGCCAGTCGGGCGCTTCGCCTTCCTCGACCCAGGTCTCACCCAGCTCGGTGTTCTTGAAGGTCTTGATGGCGGCCGCCGACCCCGATTCCTTGTTCACCGAGCTTTCCCACGCGGCGGCAATGTCGCGCCAACCGCGCCAGCCCACCGGGCTGTAAAGCGACGACAGGTGAAACCCCGCCGTCTTGCCGGTGCCGTCGCTGATCATCGCGCGCCATTCGCCGTGCTCCAGCATCCAGGTCTTGTGGTGCTCGGCAATCGACTCGTCGCACGATTCGCAGATGTACGCCGCCGTGTCCGGTTGACCCTTCTCCCATCGCAACTGCTCGAAGCGCAGCCACTGTCGATGCGAGCAATGTGGGCACGGCACGAAGTAGCGGCGCTGGTCACTGGCTTCGTACTCGCGCTCAATGGCCGACGCCCCCGAGATCGTCGGCGTCGACACGATGAAGATCTTGCGCCGAGCGAAAGTTCGCGTGCGCGC